AGAATGAATTATGCATTATTTGAGAATCCTATTGAAGACGGTGGCCACTTTCATATGTTTACTGATTTAGTTAAGAAATATGGACTAGTCCCTAAATCTGTAATGGGTGATAGCGTTCAGGCAAAAAACACTAGTAATCTAAATGAACTTCTTAAAACACTTCTTAGAGAAGCCGCGGTTAAAATTCGCGACTCTAGAGCTCCTGGTGTAATTGATAAGTTAATAGAAGAAACACTAAAAAAAGTGTATAATATTCTTGTTATTTTCTTAGGACAACCACCAAAGGAATTTGATTGGGAATACTACAAACAGTCGCGTGGTAGTAGTAGTAATAAAAAGCAAAAGTCAAAAGGAAAGAAAAAGAATGGGAAATCCGTTAAAAAAAAGAAAAGTGTCACACCCGATAGATATTCTAAAAAGAAGGATAAAAAACGTGGTGGTGGAGATAGTGGATATTATAGGGTAGTCCGCAATTTAACACCTCAACTTTTCTTTAAGAAGTTAGTCCCATTTAATCCAGATGATTATGTAGTTTTAATTGATTATCCTAATAGAGAAATGTTCCGTCGTTATAATGTTGACTTTTCAAAAACTATGGTAGAAGGTAGTGAAACTAATTACATAAATGTTCCAATAAAATACATAAAAGCTATTACAAAATTAAGTATTGATGGGGGTTCAGCTGTATGGTTTGGATGCGACGTAGGAAAATATTCCAGTAATATCCTAGGTATTATGGATAAAGACATGTTTAAATACAAAGAAGTATTAGGATATGACCTAGAATTAGAAAAAGATAAAACATTAGACTCAGCTATTACAGAATTATCACACGCTATGATTATAAAAGGATACACCTCTCGTGATAAAAAGGTAGTGAATTGGATGATTGAGAACAGTTGGGGTGATTCAACAGGTAAAAATGGAAATTATAAAATGGCTGACTCTTGGTTTGACGATTACGTTATGATGGCCGCATTCAAAAAGAAATATGTTCCTAAAAAGATACTCAAAGTATTAAAAACAAAACCAATTACATTACCATTTTGGTGTCCATTTGGAGGTCTTATGGAATGAGTAAGATAATTAATTAATATTTTTTATATTAATAAATGGTGAATAACTACTGTTATGAGTGTTACAATAAGAGCGTAGTAGAGGTAGTAAAATGGTGAAGCTTTGTTTAATTTGATACTCAAACCTATGTAATATTTAATAGCATCATTCCAGGCAAGTGCTAATGTGAATACAGTAGCAAGTAAAATATGCTTCTTTGAAAGAGCAATTGTTTCTTTGGCAGCATTAGCTACTGGCCTTTCTTTTTTTTCTCCTTCTCCTTTTATTGAATTATTAAGAGCATTTAATTCACTTATGTTGTTTTTAGCTATTGATTCAAGAATGTTATTATTACTTGAATTGTTCTCACTCTGTTCTCTTAAGTTTAAAAGATTATTTAAGTCCATACTTAAGTTATTACCGTTGTTGTTAGAATTAGATGTCGCGGAAGTTATAACTGGGTTCATTCCAGTATTTCCAACACTATTTCCAATATTAGAATTATCATTTACATTCATGCTCATTCCGTTAGACATTCCATTTCCCATATTGTTAGATGGTGTGAAACCCCCACCCATTAAGTTGTCTGATTGGTTTGAAAGCATAGAACCAGCACCTGGTCCACATCCACAATTATCCATACCGTTCATTTAAATATATATACTATAAGGAAAGAAAATTATTTATAGTCCTTAATAAAAGCATCATATGTAATACCTGTTTTACTTATATATTTATGGTATATAAACGATAGAATCTTTATACGATGTGTGTCTAGAGATTTATCTAGAGATTTAAACGTTTTGCGAGAAATTTTGCAGTGAGGTTCCATTTTCTTTGAAAGAATACTAGAGTTTGTTTTATACTCAAGAAGTAATTAAAAATATAATCAATTTTAATTGTTATCACAAATTGCTTCAACAAGTGAAATTTTAATTTTATCTTCCTCGGTTAGCTTTCGAAAGTAGTATTTACAACGAACGTGGAATATTTTCCCACTAGTTTTAACAGATAATCTGTCTCCTGATAATACATTAATTGCCTTTCCTTTTACTAGCTGGATATTAAAGAAATACCGAGTTTTAAAGTAGATGATATCATCGTGTTTATGTATGTTTCCTAGGTCTATTACCTCATAGTCCTCAAGTTCCATAAGAGCAAGTTTCTTGTTCACCTCATTATTTTTATAACACATAAATTCTTCGAAAATATCATGAACCGCATCTCTAGTTCTCTTTTGAACTTCTTCCATAGTGCGGATTTCTTTTTTGGAAATATTCTTAAGAATAGCTGAAATTTGGTCGTCCATAGGTATTGTACTATAATACTTTTCCATAATAATCTTTAGGTTTAATCGCAATAGTATTCTTCACAATAATGCCTAATATCAGTTCCAGGTTCATCGGGATTTTCAACTAATCTAAGTAAACCCTGTTTATATAATTTATACAAGTGTTCCTTCTCTTGTGCTACCTGTTCTTTTACAGAGCGGTCTTTAGCAAAAAAAATATATCTGTCTTTGCGAATATGAAAGAACTTCTTGAACCCTGATAAACCACAAAGAATGTATTTGTATTTTTCGTGTAATGGGTCATATTGCTTGTAGACACTTGCGCCTTTTAGAAGCTCTCCTGTTTCTCTATGAATGTATCTTATATAGCATCCTACAGGTATCATACCTATGTGTCTTTCTTCTATCTTAACATAACTCCTAAGGGCATTTTTGATATAGGGGATATCTTCATCATTATTTATATTAAGATTTCTCTTTACAGCGTTGCCATTTTCATCCTTTGGTTTTTGTGGCGCCTTTTTATCTTCTATTAACTTTGGATATGTATTGTATTGTGTTATTCCCTCCATCTTATTACTTATTACTTATTATAAATTCACATTATTTTACAGTATTTCTGGCGAATAAGTTTTGAATGTCTTCACGTTTCTTTGAAAATATTACTCTAGGAGTATAATAATTCACTTTAAGGAATTCATCAAGCAACTCTTCTCTTCTATATTCATTAAGACCCATAGTATCTGCTATTTTATTTAGTAGAATTACGTTCTGTTCTCTAATAATATGAGTGATTACGTTATAGCCACTAATTGGCGTATGATTTTCCTTTTTTTTTTCTTCCATAAGAGAAACCAACTAATTATTATGAGTGCTGATGAATTTGGAATGAGTGCTGAAGAATTTCAATTTTTTAAAGAAAAACTTCAAAAAAATGTAAAAGAATACCTAGAATTAGAAGAACAAATAACTGCTCTCAAAAAGGCAGTTAAAGAAAGAACCGAAACTAGAAAAACACTTAGTAATGAAATCCTCGAAAATATGAAGAAATTAGACCTAAACCATATGAATATTAAGGATGGAAAACTAGTATATAAAGTGACAAACAACTATAAAAGTATTACACAAAGGGCTCTATCTGAATCATTACAAAGTGTATTTAACAACAACGATGAAGCCGCACAAGAAGCCTTCAAAAAGATTTTAAGTAGCCGCGAAAGAGTTGAAAAGGTTAGTCTTAAACATGTTAAAAACCGTGGCGGATTGGACTTGAAATAATTATCGGCTATTAATTAAATGGAATCTTTATATTCTTTCTTTCAATATACTCTAGTATTGTCAGTTATTTTAACAACAATTTACACAGCTTTTTTTTATCGTGAAGTTTACGCAGCAGGTGCTGTCATTCCCAGATTTGTAAGAACTTTCTTCTTTAGTAGTATATTATTTCTATTCCTTAATAAAGCCCTAGAGTGGAGTCCCGAGAAAATATTCTCTTTAACTGTAAAATTCTTTCTAGTTCTTTCATTCGTAGGAACAGTTGCCCACATAATAAAAGTTCTAATGAGTAAAAATTACTCTGGATTGAATCTTATTTCTTTCATAATACTTTTAACTATATTTATTATCTGTCTTTCAGTAGTTGTTAAAGGTTTCATTTAAAAAATTCAATTTCTAGTATTATATTAATAGTATGAAAAGTATTAAAAATAAAGTTTATCTTGATTACTTTGTTATAGTTATATTATCATTAGCATTTACGGGATTAGTTTCATTTTTTTTCAAAGTTAATGAAGCATATACTAGACTTTTTGTTTTAATAATTACTATAGCAATATTGTCCGTTTTTTATGAAACAGTAAGAAATTTAGATATACACAATCCTGATACAGAAATAGGATTTAAGGACTTTTGAATTATACAGGGAAATAAACCGAACCATTCTTATATTTATTTTTTAAATGGATAGCACACATACACTTTTCAGGAGGCGCATCCTTACTTGGTTTCCTACTACACTGCTGAAATTTATTAGCACCCGATACTAATAATGACTGGCATTTATTTGGGTCAAAATACTTCTCACGTAATGAATCTACTTTTACTACACTACCACCTAGAGAAGAATATTCCTGGTGTATTCCCTTAATAGGAACAGTTCCTGGTTTAAGTTCCAAGTATTCGCCCTTTGAACGACAATAAGGACATTCCCTTTTTTTGTTGTATCTATTAAGACTTATTGCTGATTTATAACTTAGAAAAATACAATTGTAGTGATATTCATGTCCACAATTTAATTTTACTATCTCTTCTTTTTCTCTATTAAGAGTTTCGCAACAAACTGGGCACTCGCCTTCCATTAATAATTTTTGCAATCTTCCCTTAAATATTTATTTTCATATTAATTAATCCTAGTTAAGAAATTATAATAGTAATTAAATAGGATTAAAATGCCGCCAAAAATATTAACATCAGGCGATAGAGTTGATTACTCTAGCCTAGTAGTTTTACAACCTGTATATTTCTCTAAAACTAATAAGAGATATCCATTAAGAATTAGAGAGAGGAATGAAGGCGACATTAAAAGAATACTAGTATTAACGGGAGAAACAGGAATAAATTATGGAAGCTATAGTTATGCGAATTTCTCAGACGCCAAATACCTAGATATTACTTACTCTAAGACTAGTTGGGAATATATCACTATTTCTTTCATAAATTCTAGTTTTCAAAGAATAATGAAAACTTCAAAATTGGTTCCTAGAAATTACAAGTTCTCCTCTAATATAAAACTTGGCGACAAAATAACATTCAAACTTGCCATCAATTTCAAAACCTTTAACCCCTCTAATGTGTCCTACCCAGATTCAATTATTAATAGAGGAACTACATATCGACTAGCTATCCAACCTTCTAGCATTTGGGTTTCAACAATAAAAAAACAATTTGGTATTGAATGGCAACTCCTACAGATGCGTGAATGTGGCATGTCCTTAAAAGACTCCCTTTTCCCTACACAGACGCTTCCTCCAGGCATTCCGCCACCGCCTCCGCCTCCACCTCCCCCAGGAATGGCTATGAATACATATAGAAACCATCCAGATTACCAAAAATTCTTTAAAATGTTAAGTGTCGGCATTCCTGCGCAAGCAGTTAAAAACAAGATGACCCTATTGAACATAGACCCTAGTATTTTAGATAAACCAGACACTATAGTTCCTAGAAGTAGCATGTCCTCTAATCCTAACGATAATTCAAGAGGCGCATTATTGTCTCAAATTCAGGGCGGAACTCAACTTAGAAAGGTATCACAAGGCGAAATTAATAGTAATAGAAAGAATAATTCCACGGATGATTCAAGAGTAGCAATAAATCTCAACGATATTCTTAATGCTCGTAAAAAATTAAAGAAAAAAGATACTAGTAATGAAAGACCTTACTGGAAGTGAAGTAAAACCCTATAATTATTGCTCCTTTATAATACTAAAGTTATTATCATTTTCTATTAATAATACCTGAACCTTGCGATTAGTATCGTTTCCTACCCTTCCAAAAGCACGACTCATACCTATGTCTACCCTCCAAAGCTTATTATTACAGTCAGAATTTAATGGTCTATCATACATAAACTGAGGCGAGTGTCCCATAACCATTCCACGAATTTCGCACTTTGGTCTATTTCTTAAGTTTAACACCTTTAATGTTTTATAAAATTCCCTTTTTTCATCAACACCAAACTCTTCTACATCACTATAAATTCTGCTCCAAAATGGGGATTGCGTATCATCTTCGTTGTGGTATATATCTTCCATACCTAAATTAACTAGCTGACAATCCTCGCCATATAACCATCGCCTAACACAACTATTGATTTCGCCTAATGTATATTTTGCCGCTAAGTGTGATGTAATACCGCCGTGAAGGAATAGCCAACTTCCTACCTGTAATACACTATACCTAGTATCAGCCAACTTCTTCGCTAATGCTCCTCCTGGACTAAAACAATCTAACCTTTCCTTATAACCAAAGGGATAATTTGAATCCCTACTAGTTTTATCTGCTTTGAAAAAGTTCCCGAATTCACGGAACTCTTTCGGAGATACATAGCGGAAATCTCCCTCTACATTCATTAATTCGTGATTACCTAATACACTCAAACATGCACCACCACTTCTTAATGCTTCATAATGTAATCTATTGAAAAGTGTAATAATTTTAAGGTCTGAACCCTCGTCTTCAACAATATCGGGGTCATTTAAAGGACATAATTTATTGAAAAGGCTGGCTGGACGGACACGGTCTATCTGGTCTCCAAGCTGGACTACATAAGTGCTTCCACCTGTCCAACGGATTTTAGTTATATCCTGTGTATCATTAGGCACATTCACACTAATAACACCTGCCAATTTTAATGCCTTAATTGCCGCCATAAGGTCGCCATGAATATCGCCAATACACACAAGCCTTTTTACCGGTGGAAAACTACAGTGGTCTATTGAAAATATCTGGCTTTCCGCTGGGCTAGTGTTAGGACTTGTTCTTGGTCTATATACTCTATTGCTGGTGCTTGGTTCACTTCTACTTCTTTGAAGTGGTCTCTTGCTTACACTAGGAACCATCTTTATTGTTTCCAAAGTGCTGGTTGAGTTCCTTCGTGTCTTTAAAAATTTAAGAATACCTAGACGAATATCATCTTTGCGTTTATTGGTCATTCCTGTAATACCCAATTTTTTTGCAACAGTTATTAATTGGGACCTATTCAAACCATTTATCTTTCTATTAAAGGCTGAGTTCATAACAAAACTACTATAAATAAACACGCGAGAAAAAAAATAGAAAAGGGACGGGCATTTCTTAATACAAAATGATTACTTATAAACGTTTGTAAGCATAAGTTTGTGGATACGGTCATATTTTTGGAATGCCG